ATTATGGTTTCCTATACAATTCAAAGGTGTTAATTGTACTCATATCAGAAGCTGCTTCAGACTCACAACGAACCTGATCACCTTCTTCTAAGACAATATAAGCCCCACCATCAAACTTTAAGTACTGACTAGGGCTTAGTGTATAATCATCTAAAACTTTAATTTCAACATTTGTACTTTTGTCATACCAGAATACATCAACTTTTTTGTTATTGCCGCTGTGGTTGACAACATAACACAAGTTCCACAGAGCATAGTAACCCGTAGGAACAGTGTAAACAGTAGTCTTAGTAGCGGCTGTTAGGTTGTTACCTACGGATATTTGTCTCATTCTTCAGCGTCTTTCTTAGCAGGACGACCACGCTTGGCAGGCTCAGAAGCAACTTCTTCTTTAACTTCTTCTTCGTCAACTCGCATATAGTCAGGATGCGTCAGCATTGCCTTAATGTCGTGTTCTAGCGTAAATGAATACACAGAACCAGAATATTTGCACATAAATTTCATATCAAACCTTTCTCATAATGTAACTCGTACAGTATGAAAAAGGCCAGCCCCGAAGGGCCAGCCTTTCAAGTTACTTAGGCCGGAACAGCCAGAGCAACAGCAGCGCCATCGCGCAGTTCATCGCAGCCGAACAGCACATCAGCCGTGAACAGCGTACCCAGGTACTCTTGCTTGTACTGGGTCTGCGTACGCACGCCCATTTGCTCAACCAGAACCGCGAAATCCTTGTGAGCCAGTAAGCAGATGCGGGTAGCGGTAGAGCCAGAGGTCGTGTCAGCATTGCTGGTCACGAACACGGGGATACCGTACACATTGCCGATCTCGCCGTTGCGGATCGTGTTGGCGTTACCCTGCTCACCCACGAAAGCCTGCTCGGTGAAACGAGCAATGCCCATCAGGGTGTTACGGGTAGACGGAGGAACGATCAGGAAACGACCATCCATCGGCACATCCTGGTCGTCCAGACGCTGAATCGAACGACGGATAGCCGCATCGGTCAGAGCACCGGAGCCCGTGTTGGCACCAGCGTTGTAGGCGGTCGTGCCATCAGCGCCAGAGAAAGCACCGCTATAAGCAGCGGTACCGCCACCACCCTGAACCTTGCGGCCCAGTTGGATCAGCGTGCTGTCAACCTTACGAGCCAGAGCATAGCCAGCATCGTCCGTGTAGAACTGACGCAGGCTCGACAGGGCTTGGGCTTCCACGATGTCTTCGATCAGACGCGAGTATTCCCAGTGTTGGTCGATAGCAACGGTCTTCTCGCCTTCCGTAGCAGCGATCAGCGTCACTTGGCTACCAGCAGCTTTAGCAGAAGCATCGCCACGAGTCGGGGCGGGGATATGAACGGTGTCACCCTTCTTGCCCTTGAAGTTCATCTTCTTGATGAGGTTAGCGGCAACGAGGGCTTTCTTGTAAGACGCAACAATCTCATCACTCCATACTTCAGGAATGAAGGTAGCAGCAGTCGTTACGGTCACATTATTAGTACCTAAAGGCATATTAATCTCCTAAAATCAAAAGTTATTTTACACGCCCCTCCGCATACGCAGCCATGATTTCAGGTTGTAAGGCTTCGTAGCGTGCGGGGTCAGTCATTTTCAGCCGGATAAGGTCGGCACGGCGATAGACTTTCTTGGATGCTTCCCCAGTTCCGCTAACATCTACAGCAACAGCTTTCATGTCTTTAGCACGAACTTCCTGTCCAGTAGCGACAGTTTCATTTGTTCTATTACCACGAATCTGTTTGAATGTAGAAATCAGTTCATCAGCAGCATTGAAGTCATACTGGGCATCAGCCAGTGCGTACATGTTGATACGCATCGGTGATCCTTTAATCCAGTTGACAAACTCTGGGTCTTGAACAACCTGAGCAAAGTCAGGATGCTTCTTAGCCAGAGCAGCTTGCGTCTGTAACTGTTGCATCTGTCGTGCAGCTTGCTTTGCAGCAACTACATCGGGGTGATTAGCAACAGCCTTCTGAACAGCGGTCTTAGGGTCTTCAAAGAAGTCTAATTCATTTTCAACTTGCGGTGGCGCTTCTTTCTTTTGAGAGAGTTGTTGTTTCAGTAGTTCATCTGCAAGCTTGCGAACTTCACCAACCTCTTGCGCTTGACGACCAATGAGCCTTTCAGCTTCTTGGTGCATCTGCACAATTTCTTCTAAAGTCTTGCCCTGGTATTTACTGGGGACTTTAGGAGCTTCCGGTTCAGCAGCCTTAGCTGCCTCTTGTTGTTCAACTGCTTCCAGTTCACTGCCCTGATTCAGTTCTTCATTGTCAATTAGAGCCATACCAAACCTTTCATCCTGCCCTTTTGGGTTTTAGGACATTATTGCATTTAGGTTTCCGCTTACTCCCCATGAGAAGCGGCCTTCTTGCGTTCTTCTTTCATCTTTTCGGCACGCACACGCTCCCAACGGGAGTACGCACCAGGGAAGTCACCAGTGATGCCTTCCAGTTTGAAGTTAGTAGCAGACATGATACGCTCTGCTTGAATGCCACATGAGCAGCCCACAGAGCGTACAGAATCGTCCACATACTTCTCAAACACCTGCCCACAAGGGCAAGCAAATTCAAATATTCTCCGCATTTTGCAATTCCTCAAAGACTTTCTCACACATTTTCTTACGGTCGATGATCAGATCAAGAATGTCCAACTGCCCCTTGCGATACCATAGATCATTGGAGTCTTTTACAGCCGACAAGTCATCGATACTGTCTCTTAACTTTTGTAAGTCTTCTGTGAGGTCTTTCCAGCCTTGCTGGGAAAATAATGAGAATTGTTCTTCGTAATATTGCTGCAAGGATTGTTCCATAGGAGTCCTTTAGTGTTGTAAAAAAGAGACACTTTAGTGTCTATACAGTTATTATAGCAAATTTTGCTTGACTTGGGGAGGGGGCTGTGATACAATAGTTCCTCAACAATGTTAAGGAGCCTTTATGACAGTTCGCAACAAGTTAACAAAAGAAAACTTAAAAGACCTTCGTCAAATGCTTGAGAAGGGATGTGGATATACCCAATGCGCTGAATATTTTAATAATGTTGTCTCAAAACAACGAATTAAACAGATTGCAGAAAAATGGGGTATAGACTCTATGCGTATTCGTCAAAAAAAGATGGAGGAAGTCAAGCAAAAAGAGATGATAAAAAAGTGGGGACCAAAGTGGGATGATTATGAATGGAGAAAAAGTGATATTTACAAGGCAATGAGAGAAAAATTCCGCAGTAAAAAAGCGAATGCAAAAAGCCGAGGCATTGAATTTACTGTTCCATTTGGAGAACTGGAGTTTCCACAAGTATGTCCAGTTCTTGGCCTTACCATCAACTATTTTGCTGAAGGAGAAAGATTAGAAAACAGCCCTTCTTTTGATCGTATTGATGCATCTAAAGGCTATGTATCTGGAAATGTCATTATTGTCTCCTGGAGAGCCAATCGCATTAAAAACGATGGCACCCCAGAAGAACACCTTAAAATAGCACAGTTCTACAGTCGATAACTAGGCCCTCTTCGGAGGGCTTTTTTACTGTTTTCGCATCATTTGTGTCATAGCAATGCGTTCGTTGCTGTCAATGTCCTTTTCCTTCAAGGCAATCTCAGCTAAACGCACACGGCGCTCAAAGTCTTTAGACTCGTTATCCTCATTCAGATTGTTTGTTAAAGCAGCTACGAGCTTAGCCTGCGTCAACTGAGGTGTTGCCTGAGCCTCTGCAACGGCCTTAGCAGCCTCTGCTTGTTCACGCTGTGCCTTAGCCTGCAACTCAGCCACTTGAGCCTCCAGAAGAGCCATCTGAGCCTGTTGCTGCTGCATCTGAGCCTGTGCAGCCTCAGGAGAGGGCTGAGACATCTGATCCAGTGCCTGCATAAGCTCTGCACGGTTCGTAAGGCTACTGTTTTGCATAATTCCCTTGAGAATCAGAGGCAGAACAGGCGTATTCGGGCCTAAAGTCTGTAACAAACCAATCATCTGCTGCTGTTCAAACTCACGAGCCAGCACGCCAAGAGCAGCGGTAGGCACAAAGTTCATATCAACAGACGGATAACGCTCAGGATCAAACTGCATATAACGGAATGCAGCCTTTTCGATGAACGGAATCATAAAATCTTCTTGGAAGTTGGTCAGAGTACGCTTGTACTTCTTGATAATCCCGGCCATAGCCATGCTCATACCGCCGACACCAGCGTCACGAGGCACATTGCTAGGCATTCCTGAACTATCTACCGTACCAGTGGCCTGTAACAGCATACGCTCAAAGTTTTGAGACAT